CTTATTATATACCTTCTGGCACGGTTCTACCCGGCAAGAAAACTGATAATTGTACCTACCACGGCACTGGTACATCAAATGTCTTCGGACTTTAAAGATTATGGATATCAGGATGATTGTTATAAGATTACGGCTGGTGTAGAAAAAAACAATGATTGTGAAATAACAATTACTACTTGGCAGTCAGTATACAAGATGCCAGAGAAATGGTTTAGCCAGTTTAAAGTAGTAATAGGAGATGAAGCTCATCTATTTAAAGCAAAGTCTCTGACTAGTATAATGTCAAAGCTAACCAAGTGTCCTTGGAGATTTGGTTTTACTGGAACATTAGATGGCACACAGACACATAAGTTAGTACTAGAAGGTTTGTTTGGACCTGTTGAAAAGGTAACATCCACAGTAGACCTAATCAAACAAAAACACTTGTCTAAATTTAAGATAAATATTATCACATTAAAATACTCTGATCAATCATGTAAGCTATTGAAGAGAGCAAAATATCAAGATGAGATTGATTTTATAGTAAGATGTGAGGCTCGGAATAGATTCATTAAAAATCTTTGTTTGAGTTTAAATGGAAATACGTTAGTCTTATTTAATTTTGTTGACAAGCACGGTAAAGTATTGTACAATATACTTAAAGATGAAGCTGATAATAGATCAGTGTTCTTTGTTCATGGTGGGGTAAAGGGAGAAGAAAGAGACGATATAAGACAGGTTGTAGAAGGGGAACAAGATTCTATTATTGTTGCTTCTTATGGTACATTTAGTACCGGTGTTAACATTCGCAATCTTCATAATATTATATTCGCCTCTCCAAGTAAATCGCGTGTACGAAATCTCCAATCGATTGGCCGAGGACTTCGAACAGCAGATGGTAAGTCTGAAGCTCGTTTGTTTGATCTAGTTGATGATTTAAGAGTTGGGCAATGGAAGAATTTTGCATTAGAACATTTTAGTGAACGACTGAAGGTTTATAATGAAGAAGAATTTCCGTACAAGATGTACCAAGTACGATTAAAGGAGTAATCATTTATGAGTAAACAGTATGCTACGTTCAAGCTAATGAATGGAGATGAGATCATAGCTAAGATTATAACAATGACAGATAAAGAAATTGTTATAAATGAACCTGTACAGATCCATAGACTAATTTCTGGTTTTGATACAGGCCAAGAAGGAGTGCGTTGTTCTTATTGGTTGTTGTTTTCTAAAGACCCTACAGTTACATTAGATAGACGTAACATATTAGCTTATGCACAAGATCTACATTCCCAAACAATTAAACACTATGAAACGTTTTTAACCTATCAGTACAACAACCAAAGATTATTGGAAGCAAAAGATGATGTTGCTACTCATGAACTTGCCCTAACCAAAAAGGAGGTTCAAAAGAAAATGAATCCTATGAAGATGACTGAAGATGAATTGAATGAAGCAATCAAACGAGAGTTACGTGGGCTAAGCGACATTATGTCCGAGCGCGCGAACACTACAATACATTAGCCATGGCACATTATGTAGATAATAAAACGCTCTATAAAGTTATGGTAGAGTATAAAGATAATGTGAATGAGGCTGAAGCAGTAGATGATCCTAGGCCTAGGATTCCAGACTACGTAGGATCGTGTTTATTAAAGATAGCAAATAGACTATCAACTAAACCTAATTTTATAAACTATACATTTAGAGAAGAAATGATTAGTGATGGTATAGAGAATTGTATTAATTATATTAATAATTTTGATCCAAATAAATCTAAGAATCCATTTGCTTATTTTACACAGATAATATATTATGCCTTTCTGCGACGAATTCAAAAAGAGAAGAAGCAGCTTTATATTAAACATAAAGCTATTGAAAACTATCAGGTATTCGAAGAAAATATAGATCCAATTGATGGATCAAGAAGAGTTTTTAATTGTAATGTCTTGCAGCCTACAGAGTACATGAAAGATTTTGTAGAAAATTACGAGGCAAAAGAAAAGGCAAATAAGAAAAAGGCCAAGATACCACCCCGTGGAGTTGAGGTGTTTTACAAGGAGAAGTAGGTGAAGTTTGCGTTAGTAAATGATACACATTTTGGTGTCCGTAATGATAATTTAAAAGTAGCTGCACACCAGAAGAAATTTTATGATGAAGTGTTCTTTCCTCATCTTAGAGAACATAATATAAATCACATAGTGCATTTAGGTGATGTGTTTGATAGACGAAAATATATTTCGTTTACGTCACTTCGAGCCGCGAAAGAAATGTTCTTTGACCCAGCACAAGAATATGGTATTAGTATAGATCTGTTGGTTGGAAACCATGATTCAGTTTATAGAAATACACTTGAGTTGAATTCAATAGAACTTCTATGTAGAGAATATGATCAAGTTACTGAGCATAGTTCTCCTAAAGAAATTGAGTTAGATGGATGTAAATTTTTACTGATTCCATGGATATGTAATGATAATGAATTGGAAACGGTTGACTTAATAAAAGAAACCCAAGCTCAAATTGTACTAGGTCATTTGGAGTTGTCGGGGTTTGCAATGAATAAAGGTTACATCCAAACAGAAGGACGTGACCATCAAATGTTTGAGAAATTTGATATGGTCTGTACAGGACACTATCATCATAGGTCTTCAGATAAGAATATATATTACTTGGGTGCACCTTATGAAATGACATGGCAAGATTATGAAGACGATAGAGGCTTTCATGTTTTTGATACTAAGACAAGAGATCTAGCTAGAATTGAGAATCCTCTTAAACTATTCCATAAGATTTGGTATGATGATGAGAAAATATCTATAGATGATATACCTAGGCTTGATTTTTCTCAATGTAATAGTGGGTATGTTAAAGTAATTGTTACTAACAAAACTAACCCATATATGTTTGACATGTTTATATCTAAGCTAGAAGATTGTCAGCTGATTAACTTACAAATAGTTGAAGACCATTTACATTTAGATCTAGATAATGATGAAGATATAATTGACGAAGCAGAAGACACTGTTACTATTTTAGATAACTATGTCGAAGGCCTTGAAATTAATGCGAATAAAGACAAGGTAAAAACAGTGTTAAGAACTTTATACAATGAGGCTTTAACTATAACATGATAAATTTTAAAAGTATTAGATGGAGAAATTTTCTATCATATGGTGATCACTGGACACAAGTAGAATTAAATCAAACAAAGTCATCTTTAATCGTCGGAGATAATGGTGCTGGTAAGTCGACCATTCTTGATGCATTATCTTTTGGTCTATACAATAAGCCATTTCGAAGAGTTACTGTACAACAATTAGTCAATAGTATTAACAGCAAACACATGCAAGTAGAGGTGGAATTTTCTATTGGTAAGAATGTGTACAAAGTTGTAAGAGGTCAAAGACCTAGATTGTTTGAAGTATGGCAAGATGGTAAACTTTTAAATCAAGAAGCTCATGCAAAAGATTATCAAGAAGTATTAGAAAAGTCTATCCTTAAACTTAATCATAAATCATTCACACAAGTAGTTATATTAGGTAGTAGCTCATTTGTTCCTTTTATGCAATTGCCTACTAATCATAGAAAAGAAGTTATTGAAGACCTATTAGACATAGGCATCTTTTCTGTTATGAGTACTTTGTTAAAGGATAAAGTATCAAAAAATAAAGAATTGGTATCTACTGTAAAGAATAATCTAGATGTGCTTGAGGAAAAGATCAGTCTCCAGAAACAATATATTGAAAAGATAAAGGTACAACAGGACGAAGTTGTAAAAGGAAAAAAAGATAAAATAGAGCAGCTTAAAAATTCCAATCAATCAATAGAAATAAATGTTACAAGTGAAGAAGATACCCGGTATGCTTTAGAAAAGGAACTTGAGCAAGAAGAAAAGGTACGGACCAAATTAAATAAGTTACATAACTTAGATGAAAAGATTGGTGATAAGGTCAAGCGTCTAAAGAAAGAGATTGAGTTCTTTAAAATAAATGATGAGTGTCCGACATGCTATCGACCTATTGATGAAGAATTTAAATCTGATTCTATATCAAATAATGAGGGCACTATAAAAGAATGTAATGATGGGTTTGATAAGTTAGAAGACGAGATACTTAAAGCAAAAGCACTCGTTGATAATATGTTAGAGTTGAGAAATGATCTTAATAATGTTACAGCTGAAATTAATAGTTTGAAATCTGAAATGAATGCTAATGTTGCACTGATCAACTCATTAGAAGAAGACATACAACATTCTAGCAAACAAAATATTACTTCTGAGAAAGATAAAATAATAGATTACAAAAAGGAACGGGACGATAACCAATCTGAGTTACAAGTTCATTTAGACGATAAAGAAATCTATGGTATAGCAACTAAGCTGTTAAAAGACACAGGGATAAAGTCTAAGATTATTAAACAGTATGTGCCTATTATTAATAAGCTAGTGAATAAATATTTAGCAGCAATGGATTTTTTTGTACAGTTTGAATTGGACGAGAATTTTAATGAAGTAATTAAATCAAGATATAGAGATGCATTTACATACGCATCTTTTAGTGAAGGTGAAAAGATGAGAATCGATTTGGCGCTATTGTTCACCTGGAGAGCTATTGCTAAATTAAAGAATAGTGCAAGTACTAATTTACTAATAATGGACGAGGTGTTTGATAGTAGTTTAGATGCAGGAGGAACTGATGAGTTCTTAAAGATAATAAATGACTTGACTTCAGACACAAACATCTTTATAATAAGCCATAAGACTGATCAACTAATTGATAAATTTTCTCACGTGATAAGATTTGAAAAAGTTAATA